TGCAGCACCCGTGCAAGCCGCGGCCCCGCGTCGCTGCATCTGCGTTCCCACTCTTCCGGGGTCAACGTTTCGGCCATCACGGCACCGCGAGACGGTAGTCATAGAGCATGTCGCGCACTTCAGGCAGCAACGACAGCGGCGCAACTGAACGCGAGCCAGCGCGCGTGCTCGTGCTGTCTGATCCTGCTGCAGATGTGTTGCCGATTTGGTGAATCGCTTGCACGATTGCGGCCTCTGTCAGCACCGGATGCGACGCGATCACGTACCCAGCCGACACAACTACGCGATTCGCTCGCGGCAGCTGAGACCAGCTATGGGTCGCGCCTACTAGCAGCTCGACCCGGCGACCGTCGGCGACGTATTCGGCCGCGGTCAGTAGTGTATCGGCGCCGTAGTCCTGCTCTGGATCGACATGCACAGATGCGATCGACAAAATCGGCGGCGTCGGCAGCATTGCGATTGCGCGATCCTGCTCGATGCCCAGGTCATAGCGGCCCGGAAGCGTTGTGTAGGTCGCCGCCTCCATCGTTTGCGCGCCGCTGTCGGGCATCGGATGCCCGCAATATCGTGCGAACGCGCTATCAATGCGTGCAATTAGCGCATCGATCGTGCTGTCGTCGGCTGTCGACAGCCCTGGTGCAAGCGCGCGCACCTGTGCTGCAGTCGCGAGCGCCATCACAGGCCCCGCGCGATGTGTTGCGCCCGTTGATCGATCGCATAAACGACCGACGGCCGCCGCTGGTCGCGCATTTCTGCACGACGCAACGGGGCCAGATGCTGATCGAGCTGGCCAGACGAGACCTGCTCGATCACTGATCGCGCCTCGCCGACAAGCGCCCGCAAAGGCACTGCAGGCGCAGAGCGTGTGCCCCGAATGGCGCGATCAATCACCATCAATCAGCGCGCACGCGCTGAAGCGTGACAGCGCACACGCCAGTCACCGCGACACCGGATCCGGCTTTGGTGATTGCCACCTTTACAAGCCCGCCCTCTGCAAGGAGGTTGGAGCCTGCGCCAGAGAGGGTGATGGCCTCGACCACGCCCGCGGTGATGTCACCGGTTCCGGCAACCGTCGACACAATCGAGCCGAGCGACGCCCCGCCGACCGAAACGGTAAACGTTGCGTTGTTGCTGTTGTTGGCGGTGATTGCAGCCTCTGCGATGAAATCGACGTTGACGACCTTTGCCTTGCCGCCGAGACGGTTGATCACATAGATGTCGCCGTCGGTTCCGGCCGTAGCTACGCCGGTCGGGAGCTGTACCGTAGCGGTGTGAAATTCGTTGGATTGAGACATCGTGACTCCTCAAGTAGCCATGTTGAAGGCGTAGCGAACGGCCTTGTCGGCGCTCTTGCTCATGTCCTTGAAACCGACGCGCTGACGCGCGCGCATGTAGGTCCCGGCAACCGTGATGTCATTTTGCAGCGACACGGTAGCCCCAGCCCGCAGCACGCGGCGGAACATGTTGCGGTTCAGCACAACGTAGCCGGTTTTGGTTTTTGTCACGTTGTCGTAGACGCCTGCTGCAGAGAGATCAGCGCTCATGGCGTCGGTCATGATGATCGGGTGACCAGCGATGCTTGCGACCTCACCGGTGGCGATCGGCGCCCGGTTGCCGTAATCGTTGGCGCTCACGATGCCAGACAGCCCGACAAAGTTCTTGAGGTAGCCCTCTGGCGAGGTGATGATCGGCATATCGCCGGGCACCGACCGCGGACCGCCTACGGCGTTGATGTCGCTAAACAGGGTCGAGAGGCTGTGTGTGCTGCGATCGACGCCGTTGCTGTCGTCGAGAGCGATTGCACGCAATCCGAGGAACGAGCGCCGATAGTCGATAGAGCCTACTGAATGCGCTCCGAAATAGCCCCGGGTGTTCCACGTGTCGAGCGCGTCTTGGTGGGTTGCAGCGGTGTCGCCGTTCATCAGGCAGAGACGCAGACCCATCGCCAGCGATCGGCTGATCGCGTCGCGGATGAATGGGAAAGCGGCCACGATGCTGTCGGCGCTGGCGTCTTCGTGAATCAAGACCATCGTGTACATCGGCGAAGCGGTCAGAGTGAGCTTATCAGTGCCCACGGTTGCCTTCGCGAGCGCAGCTGGCGAGTCTCCCGATCCGCCGCCTCCTTTGTACGGCACCGGGTAGGCGTTGCCGACCGGCAGCTCAACAGATTCAGACGGAATCGTGATGCTATCAAACAGGTTGATGAATCCGTCCGGGTCGTACTCCTGGCACTGCCACATAGGCGAAGCGAGGAGCGGAGTCGGGATGAATTCGCCGCCGCTGCCGGACTGATCGTCCCATGCGCGACGGATGGGCGCGGGCATGCGCGACCATGCACGCTGAACGCGCTCCCATGCCTTTGTTTCCTTGCGGATTACCGACTCACGGTAGCCAGTGCCGCGATGATCGAAAGCGTCGCGACCGTGGCGCGCGACAGCGACCACGTACAGCGATTCGGTCGCTTCGATCAGGTTGCGGTGTGCGTCGTTGAGTGGCTGGGTCGCCAGGAGCCCGCTGGTGTCGGAGCGGAAAAGCGCCGGATCGTCGGAGTCGTGCCCGCGCAAAAAGACGCGGCCGTCAGTATCGATGAAGCGCTGACAAAGCTCTTTGTCAGATCCGCCGACGGTGGCCATCGGGTCATGGCTTGCGGCCTTTGCCTCTGCCAGCTCTTGGCGCACGGTGCGGAGGTCATCTGCCATGCGGGCGATCTGTTCGCTCTGTTCGGATGCGTTGCGCTGGCCCGCCTCGACCTTTTCGGCGAGCTGCTGGGCCTTCTTGGCGGTTTGAGCGGCGAAAGTCTGCCACTCGCTTTGTGTCTGGGGCATTTTGTGTGCTCCGTTTGTGGTGATGTGCCCAGCATGGGCGGCGCTCATGTTCTATCACGGAACATGAGTCTGTGAACATGTCAAGACCAGGGAAGGCCCGCAGAGTCGTTGTCGTCAGTCGCTGCAGACCACGGAAGCCCGGCAATTGCAGCGCTCGCCGACCGTGCGACGGGCTTCGACTGCACTGCAATTGCGCGAACAAGAGCGGCCCGTGGGTTCATGGGCATCGGCGTGACGCTCGCCTCAAGCAATCGCGGGCGCACATACACTGCGCCGCGCGTGGCGTAACGCGTGTCCTCTTCCGGTAGCGACGCGCGCGCGATCACTGCATCGGGCCGAAAGCCTACAGAGACTGTGCGAAGCACGCGTTGCGCAAGCAGTGAGGCGACCGTGAGAGAGAGCGGGTAGCTTTCGACGGGCGTTGGCACAAGCGTTCCACGTAGAACACCGCCTACAGCGCGCACGTTTTCCCAGCGGCCGATCGGCGGCGCGCTGTAGTCGTGATTGTACGGCGCTACAGGGTTTGCGCGAAAATCGCGCAGATCCCAGGTTTGCTCTACGATGTCATCGGCGCGATCTGGCAGCGCGTCAGACATCACAAACCGGTAGACCGGCATGAGGTCGTTTTCGTCGTCTTCTTCGTCGTTGCGCTTTTCGTCGTCGTCATCGAGCATGTCGCCCATGTTTTCGAGGTCGTAGCGCAGTACTGTCCGGTACGACAGTGCGAGCGGCGACGCGCCGACAGACCCGGCCAGCCGTTGCACAATTTCGCCGTCGAGCAGCTGATCCAAATGAGCGGCAGAGCCGGCCGCAATTGCGCGGACGTCTGCAGTCGTGCTGTCGATGCCCTCCGCCATGCGTTGCACCAGATATGCGTCAAGCCCGTCCTGTGCTGCCTCGCCAATCCAGCGGCGTACGACATCGGCGGGCGTTGTAGTGATTGCGATCGGCGCAAATGCGTTGCTCATTTGTTTATCCTCTGATGTCGACCGGACGCACAACGCACCGGCAGTTAATGTCCTCGGCAGCTACCATGAACATACCTGGGCCCAGCCCAGCAGCGCCGCTCTCGCTCGTAAATAGCGCACCGGGCTGCTCTTTTGTACCGTCGAGCGCTGCGTGCGTAGGGCGCACTGCATCGTCGCGGCTGCTCACCCACTCACGCAGGAAAGCAACTCCCAGATCGGCTGCCTGATCAAATGCAATCTCCTGCCCCTCAGACACGGTCCGCGCTGTCTCTGTGCGTGCGACTGTAAGCGCGCGAGCGGGTGAAAATGCGGCGTCCCGTTGGATCGCGCGCTGTAGGTCTCCAATACTTGCGCCCTCTGCGAGGCCAGCGCGTACGACACGGGCAACGCGGTCTTTTGTGCTGCGTTGGACGTTCGTGATCATCTCCGCGATAATCTGATCGGTCGGGTCAAGCGTCGGATCGAACGCGAGAGAGTCCATTAGTCGGCGAGCTGCAAGCCCGTACGCCCGGCGCACTCCTCGCTCGATGGTCTCTGGCTCGAATTGATCGCGCAAAATCGCAAGCTCTGCGTCATTCATCAGGATCGCGCGCAGCTCTTCGTCTGAAATGTTGCGCCGTACAGACCGACGGCCGCCCAGCACCTCGCCGACCCGATCAGCATAGCGCGCCGCCTGACCTGGGAAGATGCCAGCACGACCGCGGCGCCATTGTGCCCGGATTTGCCGCTCTGTCGGTCGTTGCACTGCGTCGAGCCACGCACGCCAGTAGACAGCGCGCGGAAGGTCTGCGCGGATGTCGACAGCCCGCAGCACTGGGCCGGATACCTCAAATGCAAACGAGCGCTCCTGACGGTCTGCGGCGTCGAGCTGTCGTCTCTTGCCCCTCGCCCATGCGCGGCCAGCGTCACCACCCCACAAATCCCAGGCGATGCGCAGCGCCCCTACGTCGTCGCTGGAAACGTTCCACCGCTCTGTGCCGCGCTGGCGCTGCGCCTCTGCCGCAAACCGCTCAAAAAACGAGAACATGTCGCGCACGTTGTCTGGGTGTATGCGCTGGCCGCTTATGATGCGGTTTGCCATGCGGCGCCCTTTGTCGGTGCCGCCTCGCCTGTGCTTGCGCCGTAGCGCCTTGCCTCTCCTGGCTGCAGTCTGCATGCGTTGCGTCGCTGTCAGATCGATGTCGTCGTAGCGGCTTGGGATCGGCCCGCCCTCGCTGCGCACCTCGAGGCGCGGCGCGTGCAACGGGCAGCCGGCATGCCCGCTCATTGATCGTCCAGCAACGGACCGAGCAAATCAAGCAGCGCGCCCACCTCGGTCAAAATGTCGTCTTCGTCGTCTGGCTGCTGATCGGTCAACATTTCAGCGACGGCCGCGGCTTGTGCGCGTACGTCGTCGCGCGCTTCGTCATCGACTTGAGGCGCGTCCTGCGGTGCGCCGGACGTTGCCGGGTCGATGCCAAAATCGGCGACGTCTGGCGCGTCGTCGAAACCCTCGAACCGATAGGCGTCGGCCGGGCTCATGCCGTGCGCGATGTGCAACGCGACGCGCTGCAGTCTGTCTGTGCGGCCGTCCTGCATTTCTGGTAGGACATGCCGTATCCGCACATCAGCAAAGCCGAGCCGTCGCGCGAGGTCGGTAAGCGCGTCGTCGAGTAGCGCAGCGAGCGGTGTCAGCGTGTCGCTGATAAACGATCGGCGCTCCATCTCTGCCGTGGCATAGTTTGCGCTCTGCAGTCCGAGTAGCGTAGGCGGCACACCGGTGACAGCGACGACGACAGAGCGCGCCCATGCGCGCATGTCGATTCCGCCCAAATCGCCAATCGTCCAATCGATAGCCTCAAATTTGCCAGCGCCAGACATGACAGCCACGCCGCCGGTTTGCTCCTGCAGGATCCGGTCAATCTGCGTCTGCATGTCGCGCACTTGAGGACGGCCCCACGTGGTTTTGCTGTCTTGCGGCACGTAGGCTGCATCGGGACGGCCTCGGCTTGACTTGCGCGCCATTTGCGCAGCCATGGCCACATCCGCCGCCAAATCCCGATCCATCGGTTGCACTTCGCCTGTACCATACAGCCGCTGCAGCCCGCCTCCGGCAGCGCTAAACCGTGCATGGCCTACGACGTCCGGCGGGTAGCTCTTGACCGCGCCTTGCGTGTCGTAGACATACGCGAGCGGTGCGCCGTCTTGCCCTGGTGTGATTGTCACGCGGGCCGGTTCGAGTAGCAGGAGCGCCGCAGGTGCTGTGCCCGGCGCGCCGATGCCGATCGGCAAAATGTAGCCGTTCCCGCTGGGCAGCAAATCCGTGACGAGCTGCGTGCGGAATTGTCGCGCGGTTTGCTGGCTGTTCGGGCGCTGCAGTAGCTGTGCAAGCGGATGGTCATCGACCGGCTCAAACCCTTCAGCCGTGCGCCGTTGCACCTGCAGAGGCAGCGCGGCAAGCGATGCAGCTCGGATGCCAACCGCGCGCCAATACCACGGATTCGCGAGCAGCGCCGATGCGGCGCGCCTCGGGTCGTAGGCCGTCTGCACTGCCTCTGCGCTGGCAAAATCTGAGCCGGCGACAAATGCGGCCTCTTGCTGCGGCGGGTCGACCGTCACAACAGACAGCGCCCGCAAGATACGGACCGGCAGCGATTCGGGGCGGGTATGCGTCGGGCTCATGTCGCGAGCGTATCACGCGCTCTCGCTCATGTCTCAAGAATGCAGAAGCCCCGCGCGGGGCTCGTGTGTCGTGTCTGCTTTGCTATCGCCGCGACGACAGTATTAATCTCATGCCCGGTAATCGTGGCACGATGCGCTGCGAGTTCTGCGATGTCTGCGATTTGTTCCGGTGTCATAGGTACCCCCTGCGTATCAGTTAGCGGCGATGGATTTTGCGTACCGGTAATCAACGAGCTTGTAATCAGGCGCCCATGCCAGGACCGACGCGACTTCTGCAGCGTCGCCCTTTGCCAGCGCGCGGCACAGATAAGGGCTATGCTGCTTGAACTGGTGCGCGGTGCCGGTGCACTTGCCTGCACAAATAAAGGTGAGGCGCTGAACCATGTGAGTCGAACCGCAAATTGGGCAGCGTGCAGAAGGCATCGTCGTTTCTCCGTGTTGTGTGCGCGGCGTCCCCGCCTCGCCCCACTGTTGTACATCGGCCGCTGGGTGCTGTCTACTATTATTTTCGCGATTCGTGAAAATAATCCACAAGACGCAGCCGCCGGGCCTCCATCACGAGATAGCGCAGCGCATCCCAGGCATGATCAGCGCCTACAACCTCGGTCTCTCGATGGACTGTAAGCTGCGAGCGCTTGCCCGCCTCGTGGTCCTTCCACGCAAGCTCGCTGATCTCCTTGCGTAGCGGTGCAGTGCTCGGGTGATCGTGCACGACAAGCCCAGGCGATCCGTTACGCACCTCAAGTAGCTGATCGATCGCGCCGTAGCCCTCGCGGCGAGCTTTGATTGCGGCTGTCGTCGGCAAGCCCATAGCCGCCCACCTATCGCGCGCGTCTGCGTCTGCCGGGTCTGCAGCGCGAGCGTAGGGCTCTGGCACTGCTCGCCCGCTGCCGTTGCACACTGCGCAAGATTCGGCCGCTCGAAACCGGCGATCCCACCAGCGATCTGCCGGCCAATCGTCTGGCCCTGGCCAGCACGCTGGGCAAGCCTCCGCGCGGTGCACTTCGTAAATGTGGGCGTCGGTGTTGACCTGCGGAACGTAGCGCGCGCGGATGATGTGGAGCACGCCTCGCGGGTCAACCGCGCCCCACAGATACGCGAACGGCGCGCGAAATCCAAAATCCAGCCCGTCAACGCGCGGCCAATCCGCCATCTCTGCCGGGTCGATCGCCGGTACAACGTGTACAGATTCATCCCAGGTCGGGTGCACGAGCCCATCGAGCTGCACGAATCGCGCGTAGCGGCGAACGTCGCGCTCTTTGGCGGTCATGCTCGCGAGCCAGCGGCCCATGGCATCGCCGTCAATCATCGGATTGTCTACCGGATCCAAGCGGTAGACCTCAACCTCACCCGATGCCCGGGGTGGATCGCGGAACAACACGTCAACGACCAGCGGGCTTTTCCCGCGCGTCGGTGTGAACGTGCCGAGCCATCGGCCGCCCTGGTCTGCTACCGCGCGGAGCTGCTCGCGTAACACCTCGACATCGCCGTGATCTTCGTCGTTGTGAACCAGCGGTGTGCTCGTGCCTTGCCAGCGCTTCGACGCATCGGCGCCGCTCGTGGTTTTGAACAGCACAGAACCCGGCAGGCCCGCGCCCGATCCCGGTTGCCATGTGCTCGCCGTCTGTGCGGCAAATCGCGCCGACCATTCCCACGAATCGGGAAGCAGGCTGTCATAGATCGGCCGGAGATAGTCGCGGCTGTCGTCGTTTGTGATGCTGCCGGCAAGCACGAGAGACGGCGCCTGTGGTAGCCGGCCGGGCTTGAGTCCGTTGCGGCGTAGCAGCTCGACCACATCAGGATGCGCGGCGCCCATGGCTGTCATGACGCCACAGACAGACCCTGACCAGCTCTTGCTTGACCGGTTGCCGCCCAGCGCAACGAAATACAGCGCTTCGCTCTGCAGAAACCGCCGCACCATTTCCCGCTGACTCGTGCGCTCCTCCTCGACTCCGCAGCGCGGGCACCGGTGCAAGTCGCCGGAAACATGGTGCATCGGTACCCCGTGCATCGGCACGTCATCGTGTGGCCCGGTGCGCCCGCATGGTTTGCCGCTTGTGTTGAGCAGCCGGCCGTCTGCTGCGCGCGGCCATGTGATGTCGCTGCAGAGCCGGCACTCTGGCCGCCACAGCTCGACAAATCGAAGCGGGTGCCCGGTGTGCGCCTTGCGTTGCTCGACCTCCCACGCCACGAGCCGCTGACATGCCGCGAAGA